CCTACTCCTACAGTTAAACGCAAACTTCCTATTTGGATGATGTGTAAACCACCCTACAGATTTTGAAAGGAGCAAGAACATTGCCAAATATGCAACTTTATATCTGTAAGGGTATCCCTACAGATAAAACCTATAATCATGTGCTTAGGTTTCAGTCTGATTCTTCTCGTTTTAATTATTTTACTTCTAAATCCGTTCTTCACCTTACTAATTATACCTATCAGCGTTTAGACCGTTACATTTCTGTTGGCGTTAATGCTGAAACGATTGAACCGTGTAATTATATCGTATTTCAGAACGCCGACTTTTCTAATAAATGGTATTATGCCTTTATTGATAGTGTAGAATACGTTGCAAACGAAACTAGCAGAATCTACTTTACTGTTGATGTAATGCAAACTTGGTTTAATCAGGTGACATTACAACCTTGCTTTATTGAGCGTTCTCATACAAATACTGATGAAATTGGTGATAATATCATCAATGATGAACTGGATACAGGCCCATTCGTTGACGATATTCAGCAGTACATTGATTTTGATAAGCGTATCTGTATTGTTACCACTTTTGATAAGCCTGAAAAAGATTCTCCCCCTGCATCTGGTTCTTTACGATTTGGAATTTATTCAGGTTGTAAAGAAAACTTTTTTACCACAGCGGAATCTGCTAATGACTTTATTGCTAAGGCTGTAGAAGCAGGGCAAGCACCTGATGGCATCTTGGGAATTTATATGGTTCCCCTTACCTTTGATACTGGTAAGTATGATAAGACTTTTGTAGTTCCTAATAATGTAGCTGGTTATGTACCTAAGAATAATAAGCTTTTTACCTATCCATATTTCTATCTTCGTTATTATTCTACACAAGGCGATAATCACGTTTTTCGATTTGAACTTGGAGATAGAAAGAAAAGTCTGCATATCGGATACAATATAATGTCAAATGCTGGACAGACTACAGCAATGTTTGCAGCAGAGGATTATAAAGGCTCTACTGGTTATAATCAGGAAGATGTATTTGCAATTAGCAACTGGCCTACTTGTGCATATAATACTGACATTTATAAAGTATATGTAGCACAGAATTCTAGTTCTATGGCTGTAGAAAATGCTGGTTTAGTAGCAGGCACAATGTTTGCTGGAATTAACCTGCTAACTGCTCCTGTAAAAGATGCACAAGCTATGGTTGGCAAACATCCTGCTCTTTTTCCTGAAAATACTTATGGAGCTATTGAGGGTTTAGCCAATCAAATGCTTGACATTGCTGGCACACTTGCAAAACGCGATGATATGGACAGACTACCTCCACAGAGCCATGGTTCTGTAAGTCCTTATTTCCGTTTTACTGATGCAGGTATTCTCCCAACAAAAGATGCAAGTGCTCCATATGCTATGGCTAGTTATCATCATGTTACTAAAGAATTTGCAAAAGTTATTGATGATTACTGGACTATGTTTGGCTATCCTATTCATCAAGTTCAAGTTCCTAATATTGATTCTCGTAAGAACTGGAATTATGTTAAAACGCAGAACTGTTGTTGCTTAGGTGATGTTCCTGCGGAAGTTTCTACAATGATTAACGGTATCTTTAATCGTGGTGTTACATTCTGGCATAATCCCGGACTTGTTGGTAATTATGAAGCGGATAATTCTATCTATAAACGTATTCCGGAAGTAGGTGAGTAAATGAGTAAACGTTCACAAAAACCACAGCCACCTTGGATTGATTCATACGATTTAACTGTTGCAACTTATGCTAACTGGTTTAATCGTCTTTATGATGTAGCACTTGCAAGATTCAAATGGAAAGGGCTTGAAGATTCTCCTTTTTTGGACGAACGATTTATTGAACAGTTCTTGTTCTGGCAACCTTTAATGGCTGGTTATCATGACCCTGTTATGGGCAACCTGATTCTCCCTGCTATGCCCAGTGATAACTTCGACATTATTGGCGACCCTAAATATGTGCGTGCTTATGGCTACAATTCTAACTATCAAAAAACTGGTCTTAGCAAAGAAAACTGCGCTTATCTTTGGTGTAATATGCGGCGTTCCCCTGATGCTATTATCATTAAACAGTTTGCACAACGTCTTACTAATATTGACAGAACGATTGACTTAAACCTTGCTGCACAGAAAACCCCTCGAATTGCTTATGCCAATGAGAATACAAAACTTTCTGTACAGAACTTAGTGTATCAGCAAGATAAATATGACCCTTGGCTGTATCTTAAAGGCAATCCCTCTACTGATGATATTAAGAACATGATTGGTGTTCTTGATTTAGGCGTTCAGTATATTGGTTTACAGTTAGAGCAGCAGAAAAAAGAAACACTTGCGGAAGCTCTTACCTATTTAGGTATTGAGAGCAACTATAATATGAAAGCAGAGCGGCAGTTTACTACTGAAGTTCAGATGACCCTAGGTCAGGTAGAAGCAGACCGTCTTTCTCCATTGTATTCTCGTCAAAAATTCTGCAAGGATTATAACAGGCTCTTTAATACTGACATCTCCGTATCTATGCGTTCTCAGCTTGAACTAACTAAGATTATGGAGGGACGTGAGGATGAAGAGAATTTAAGCGATACCAATATTGAGGATGGTGAGAGCAATGAGTAAATATACAACTCAAGTTCGATTTATCTGTGAATCAAAAGCTGGTATTGTTGAACCTTACACCAATGTTTCTTATTCAGAAATCATTGAGCGTGCGCGTCCTAAAATCTTCAATTTTAGTTATCCTATTTGGAATGAGAATAAGCGAAAAGAGCTTGAAACCAATATTCTTAAGCATTTTTATACAAATGAAATTGGTTCTGAAACCTTTGGCCTTTGGCAGCTGCGTCTGGATGACTGGATGAACAGCCATATGCCTTATTATAATCCTCTCTTTGAAGCACTTGATAAACAGTATGAAATGTTCTTAACTGATGATTTTTCCATTACCAGTGACGAAAATACTGAACATCATGATGTGAATACAGAGGATAGAACTAAAAACAGTAAGGTCAATATTGACGGCACAAACAATTCCAATTACACTTCCAATTCTAGCAGCAATGGAGAGAATACCAATACTCACACTGATACTCCACAGGGTAGTCTTGATAATTTTCTTGCTGGTAAGTATATGTCGGATGCTGACCATAGTAAGGCAAGTTCTGCCAATGATTTTAGCTCTAACGCCAGTTCTAACAGTAATAGCAATACTACTCAGGATGATAAGAACAATACAAAAGAAAATCGTGATGGCAATGAGCACCGGGTTCTTGACCATGTAGAAAAAGGCTATCGTGGTCGCTCTCTTGTATCTATTATGAACGATTATATGAAAGAGAATACAAATATCTATAATTGTTTATATAAAGATATGGAAGTTCTGTTTATGCGTTTATGGTAAAGAGGTGATTAGGTTTGAAGTACAATCCTTTGGACAAACTTTTCCGTTCTGTAATTCCTGTTGCCTATGATGATAGCATTAGTTACTATGAGATGGTATCTAAGGTTATCGAGGTAATGCAGCAGTACATTGAAACCAGTTCCATTAGTTATGCAGACCCTATTCAGTGGGATATTACAAAACAGTATCCTCGTAACACAGTTGTTGTTACTGTCAATGGTGATGGATATTTGAGCACACAGCCTGTACCTATTGGCATTGATATTGACAATGAAGATTATTGGACTAAGATTGGCAATTTTTCTGAATTGTGGGGAAGTGTTAAACTTGCTATCACTCCTGTTGATGAAAAGCTGAAAACTACTGCAAGTGCTAATCGCAATATTAACGACCTTGTTTGGCTTAATAATGATTTGTGTGTTATTCTTAAGCCTATGGATGCAGGTACTCGATACATCGAAGGCACTAACTACGCTAAGACAAGTGTTGCTGAACGTTTGCATTATATTTTGTCGCTAAAAGTTGCCAAGTATAATGCAGATGATACTTCTATCTCTTTTGGGTTCTTTAATCCTAATAATGGTACTATCGTTACTGGTGGAGATATTCATATCTATGATGCTCCTGTGGAAACTATTAAAATTGTTGGTAAATAAGAGGTGTAACTATGGCTGAGCATTTTGTTTCGAAGTTTGATATTGGTGGTGAAACCATTGAGGTAAAAGATGCTAGTGCTCGTACTACTGCAAGTACTGCTAGTACTAACGCTGCTAATGCTCTGAATAAAGTATTAGAGCTTGAAAAACTTTCTCGTGTCGAAGTTGGTTATGTAGCAAATACCGAAACTATTAGTATTACAACTGGAACTCATGACGTTACTTAATAGGGGGTTTCATCATGGCTTATGTAGACAAATTTAAAATTGACGATAACAGTTATGATATTAAAGACACTGAGGGACGCACTGAAACGTCTAAGAAGATTGACATAGATACTGATGGAAATCTTGACCAGACTGTCATCGGTAATATGAATCAGACTGTTGGTGGTAATGTGACAGTAACCGCAAATAAAGTAGAAATTTTTTCTAAAGGTGGAAAAGCGTTTACTGCTCATTCGGGTGTTACTTCGGTCGGTAACACTACAGTCCCCACATATATTTATGGTAACCTAACGTTGGCATCAGCCCGTGAAACAAACATTGATGATAATTATGCTTATGTTTCTATGGGAACCGCTAGCGACCCTGACACAAAATTTTTAACAAGTCGCACTGGTAAGATTCCTAGTTTTGTTGAGCCATCCCCTGTTAGCATTGAAAAATATCAGACGCTGAAAAAAGATGGCACTGATGACATTACTGCTACCATTAACACTCATACTAAGAATGAACCTCTGTTTATTCCTGCTGGTACTTATAAGATTAGCGCACCTTTGCAGGTGAAACATAGCCTGTATGGTGCTGGTTCTTCTCGTGACCCCGCTCGCGGTACCAGTGATACTATCTTACAGTATACTGCTAATCCAACTGCTTTTGGTAGTCAGGGTGTTATTACTGTATCAGGTGATGATGTAACTGGTAATATTGTTATTGCTAATTTGGACATTACTTGTAACGGTATGATTGGTGGTATTGTATTTACTACCAATAAATACACTGATAACAGCATTTACAATGTAAGTATCAATAAGGTTAAGTCCTATGGTGTTTACTTACAGCCCAGTAATAGCACTCTGAACCGTTATTGCTATATGGATAATGTAATGGTATGGGGATTCAGTAATAATATTCCAGTAGAAAGATGGACTGGTTCTGTTGCGTTTTTCTGGGGTAATAAAGCTCCTGACTGCGAATGTAATAACCTTGTTAATATGGTATGTCAGGTTGGTTTTGACTGCCGTACTGATGTATATGGATGTAACTGGACTAGCTACCATGGTATTCCCTCTGGTGGTACAGGTGGTACTGATGCCAATACTTGGTGGAATAACTCAATCGCTTGTAAGGTTAGCAACAATGATATTCATGTTACTAACTTCTATGCAGATACTTGCAAATATGGTTTTGTATTCGATGGGCCGGGTAAAGCAGCAGCTTATATTAACAATTTGATTTATACCTGTAATGATGGAACTGCTACTACTGAAACTGGTTATGCAGCTATTGCTTTGATTGGTACTAGCCCTAATCCACAGTTCATTGTTAATGGTGGTATCATTAACCGTTCTGCTAAAGTTAGTACTACCATTCAGTCGATTGGTACTTATCCTGTTACTAATGCTGTATGCAAGCTTGATGATGTTTACATTTATACTAAGCGTGAATATGTCTTTGGTACTGACGCTGTAAAGCGTGGGCAGTATATCTGTGCAGCTGGTGAACATCGTTGTATTGACTTGACTATTACTAACCAGACACAGTATACGGTTGCAGGTCAATCCGTAACTGGTGACCCTGAACAGTACAAGGCATTTGCATTTATTCCCGTTCCTTCTGGTGGTTCTACTTCACAGGGTTCTATCCGTGTTATGGATAGGAACAACATTGATTTTACTGTTTATCTTAGCAATAACCCTGAATCTGGCAGCTTATTTGCTATCAGTGCTATTGATAATCGTCAGCTTAATAAGGCCATTTATGGAGCGCCCACTGGTGCAGGCAAGACTGTTACTTGGGATGTAGTTGATAACTTGAATAAACTTTATTATACCAATGATAGTAACGCAATTATCCTGTATTTCAAACGTCCCGCATCTTATGCCGTCACGGTTCAGGTTTCTGGATTTATGGATGGTAACTCCCCTGTAATTCTTGACCGTATTAGAAATGAAGATGGCACTCCTATGGATTATCCTCGCTGGGATAACAACAATGGCATGACTGCTATTAAGGTTCTTCGTCCTAATATTAGCTAAATAACAAACACCCCTAGGTGGTTATCCACTTAGGGGTGCTTTTCTATTTAGAATGGCAAATCATCGTCAATATCAGGCGGCAATTCATTGGGGAGCTTGTCAGTCATCCTCACTTTCATCATCTTCATCTTCATCTTCCTGCAAGGAATCAAATGCGTTAAGAATAGAATCGCTCATAACTTTACGGAATTCCTTAGTAATAGGGTAGCAAATATCATGCCATTCATCTTTCTTATTCTTTGCACTGGGCATTGCAACAAACAGACCCTTGCTGCCGTCCATAATCTTGATACCAGTAATGCAAAATACATTTGCAAGTGTAATGGAAACCATAGCGCAGCAATTAGACTTCTTGTTATTGATAGGGAAGATACGAATATCAGTGATGACGGAGGAAGCGGACTTAACAGAATTGGTGGCCTTAGCGGATGCTTTCTTGTTAGTGTACATAGTTAGTTCTCCTTTGTTAAATAATGATAAGTAAGAAATTTATATTGAGGACAGTTTTTATACTGGCCGCAACAATCGGTTTTAAGGTTGTACTCTTGGCGTGACACTCTCATACCCTCACAACGAATGTAATTTGTTGTATGAGAAATATAATAAGGACATGCAGCTCTTCTACTGATTCTATAAGAATCTTTTTCTTTCAATTAAATCATCTCCTATCACTCCATTCCCACTGGAATATACTTGCAGGATTGCCGTCAATTAACATAGCATATTCTTTGTCAGATTGTACCTTATGATAAGTTCCATAAAGTTCTTTATCATTTTCGTCATGATTTATGCTAACAACTTCAGGCAAATAATCTATATAGGATTCTCCGCGCAATGAATAACAGAATGAATAATACATTCTATTAACAGGGCTATTTGTTGAGCGTAATGTATAACCGCAAGGTTCAAGCACAGTTACAGAATATTCGTCTAAATGGTCTGTTTCTCCATTGTCATCTGTAAAATCTCCTATAATATGTGTTCCTGGAGTTTTACGAATAAGTTTCTTGTTTATGGATTCATCATAACTAATATTAGGACGAAAATATTCTTGCACTAGGTACTCAAAATCTTCATCGTTCACTATTTGCGTAAACAATTCGGAAAGCTGTTTCTTGCTTGCACCTGCTACAGTAGCCTTAACTTTTAAGTGCTTATCTGCATCTAAGTATGTTGCACAATAGCATTTACTTCCCCATGTTACAAAATCTTCATAGTGACCATCGAAGTCCATAATGCCAAAATTGTAACAATCTTTATTCTCGCTGTTATTAAGAATATTATCATTGAATCTATCAACGGCTTTTTGAACATCCTCATTGTAACCTACAAAATAACCGCTATCTGTATCGTGATAGAGAGGTTCAATGCCTTGGCTTAATACTAGATAAAGCATAAAGCAAATAAGGTGCAGTCTACTATAAGCAACCGTATACAAACCATCCGTGAAAATATTTAGGGAATTTCTGGATTTAAGAAACTTAACCCCAGTTGGAATCCATTCAAATTTATCACCATCCCCCTGCACGCCAACTTCCTGTCTTAATGGCTTCATTGCTGAACACCCATACTGACCATTTAATCCACCTTTACTTGCCATTAAGGCGAAGTGGACTAAATCTTTGTTATGGGTATTCATAATTTCTTGTGCCACTGAATCATCATAAAGCTTCAATCCCTCAAATGTAAAATCGTTTAACGTTTCTACATGGTCACCAACTTTATGCTCAAGTTTTTTGAATCCAGTTTTCTGGCGTGCATAGTATTTAACTGTATTCCGTAAAGGCTTGTTAATAAATTTATGGGCTGTTGCATAATAAAGTTCGTCACATTCTGAACTACTATAATCATAAAGCATTTGAATTAGCATAAAGTCAATATCGCAGCCATGAAATGTAAGTTCATCTGCTTTGACTACTTTACCATTGTCGAAGTTACCATTTTTAATATTGCTGCATTTGGATGTACTAATATAACTGTAAATGCAGTTACCAAAATCCTTAGCGTTAATATTGTAAAAGGTAACATTAGCCATAAAGTTATATTTTATTGGCCTTTCAAACAAGATTGATTCACGGTATGCTGCTTGGAGGACTGAATAGAATTTAACATCTTTACATCCATATAACTCAATCCGTTGGTCGGGATAATGGAAGAACCCTGAGTTAGCGCCGCTTTCGCAGCCAGATAAGAACTCATAGTTTGCGGACTGGAAATTTTGATAACATTCATTAGGATTAACCTCTTTTCTCCACTTGTAAGGGAATCGTCTACCATACATTGCTGACGGATGCATAGAGCTTGCGTCAAAGCACCATACATCCTTAAATATTTTACCCACTGCATAAGGATTAGCATGAGCATAACCACCTGCAAGACAGTCCTGAAAGAACTTCATAAATGGTTCATTATTCTTAAGTTCTATCGCTGCTGTAAATTGTGCAGTATGAACTTCTTTATCGGTAGCAATATTTCTGTTAAGCCTTGTTTCACGCTTAATCATTGATGTGTTAGATACTCCAATATCTGATACAGTATCAACTTTAGTAAAGTTAGCCATATATCTACATAGTGCATACAAAACTAGCTTACAGTCACGTTCATTGTAAATGTATTCAGAATCAGGTAAATCTGACCACCAATAATATTTTTGGTCGTAACCGCCTTTGACTTCTTTAAGTTTAGGAACTCCAAGCTCTGTACCTATAAGCTCAAGGCTTTTACACGAAAGAATCTTGAAGCTGTCATAAAATTCAAGGTGGTCAAAAGCTGCTACTAATGGCTGGTGCGGAGCAACTGCAATGAAACGTTTAGGATTAAAGTTCTTAATACAGAAATTTATGTTACGCATCATTGCTTCAAATTCATAGCTCAAGTTATGCACAAAGATTTTGACATATTCCTCATTATTCTTAGCATCCTCATTGATTCTCTCAAATTCGGAAGAAATTGAATCATAAGTTCTAAAGAAATTATAATTCATTTCATTCTCGAAGTCACTAAATGGTGCGTGAGGTATAGGACGATAAGCAAATGAAGCTAGGCCGTGAAGATAAGTGCTTTGCAGATGCTCTTGAAGTTCATCCTCACCATACATTAAGGATGATGTTTCAATATCATAGCAATATATGATAGTTGAATACTTATGCTCATTACGCTTTCTCACATACAGCACCACCTTCTTTCATTCGTGAATATTACCATAAATTATATTGAGATGCAATCTCTGTGAATTCTTTATAAACTTTTTTATGCTTATCTATAAATTCTTCGTTAGCCTGCGTAATAGACCTAAGTTTATCGCTCGCATCAGTCAGAACTTTACCAATCTGGTCAGAATTTCTTAGCAAATTGTCATATTCTGCATAAGCTCTATCCATATCTGCCAAAGTGTCAAGTCCTAGCTTTTGACCCAATACACATAATTTTTTCAAATCGTCTGGGGGAATATCCCTGCTATAGGTGCCCATAAGATTGTTAAGAATACCAGAAATTGCTCCCCATTTCTTTTTACCGAAATAAGCATCTGGATTCCTAAGAATCTTATATGCAGCATCGCTATAATTAAATACATCCTCAAGACGATTAGCTACTCTCAATGACCTATAACTACTTTTAACAGATTTATGCAAGGAACGAATATGCTCTGAATATTTAGATAAATACTCTTGCATCAGCTTTTGTGATGTTTTATCTTCAACATTATCGGCTGCATCAATAAGGTCGTTATACAGTTTTTCAGCTTCATCAAGAGCAGTATTAGCAGTAAATTTCAGAGCATTAGCAATATCAGGGGATTGTCTGCCTCTAAGACTTTCTTTAAGCTCACCTGTTACAGTGATACCTGCTTTTCTGGATTTACGCTTTGTTGCGCCTATCTTTCCCAGTAGCCTAGTTGCTTCGGCTTGGCGCTTAAATGTTTTGTTCTTAGCCATTATGTTCATCCTGCTTTCGTAAAGCTAACTCTTTTCTAATGTCATTATCATAACGGTCAAGCAGATAACACAATTCTCTAAGCTGACAATCTTGGCAATCCTTATCCATGAAGTGTGTTAGCCATGAGGGACAGGCTTTAATGTACCAGTTATCGCATAGTTTATTAAGTAGAGTAAGGGTTTCTGTATCTAGGTCTTTAATTGTCATAATTACACCACCCAAATATCCCATTTACCGTGTTCTTTAGGCGAACACTTATCGCTTAAGCGTTCAAAAGTTAATACATTCAAATCTTCAAGAACTTTGGGCATAGACTCATAGCAATCATTGTAGATTACGCAATCATTAGAAATCATATAGGAAGTATCGTATTGACAATGCAAAACGCATATATCATTATATGACATATCTTTATTGGCATTAAACATTTCTTTAATAGTCATAATAAACACCCTCCACGTTTTCTGGCCAAACAGAATCTAGGCAATCACCTACAAAATATTGATTGAATGTACAATTAGAACTTGGTGCTACTGAATAATAAACTACTCTGTCATCATGCTCTATAATATCCACAACCTTACCAATTTTTGCAATGGTAATTGCTCTTTTCTCTTGTCCATCTCCATAAAAATAACCATATTCTCTTACATTGTATTTAATGATTGAGCCTATGGGAATGGGATGGATAGGAAAGTTATAACGCATTGTATCACCTTCTTATACATAAAATCTAATGTGTAACTTAGGCTTATTATCCCCCATAATATAACAAACTGTAAAATACTTAAAAGGAAGTGTTTCATATTTTTGTTCAAGACTCTTTACAAAACACTCTCTTTTAACTTTACATCCTCTAGTGCTAAGTATTGTAATTAGAGAGTCTGATTGAACTGAACGGCAATTTACTAGAATATCATGAATTGTCATTTTAATCACTCCTACACATAAAACTTGAACGCTAATACTTCATCGGAACCCATACGTCCAAATACAGATGAACTGATAGTAAAACATCTATATGAAAGCATTTCGTACTTTGGTTCTAACTCCTTAAGTTGGCACTGCCTTATAATTACACCTGATTCTATAATGAATATAAGCGTTTCAGGATGAATAGAACCACAACTATATAAAATATCATGAATTGTCATTATTTTCACCTCATTTATTAATAAACATGCCAATAATAAGCCAAATAAACGCGAATACTACTAAAGCTATAAGTAGCACTTCTCCATCTGAAATATTGCACGGCGTATTTGAAGTATTACGCAGAATAGTCTGCTGAAGATTTATCCATACTGGTAAGGGCATTTTAATCATCTCCAAAGAATTTTGACAAATCTGTATTATTTCTTAACCTGTCATATTTTCGCCTATTTAGTTCTTGATTAACAAATACTTGCGAAAACTTTATTCTATCACAATATTCTTTATGAGTACAATTAGAACATGTGCAATCAAGATATCCATTCTGACATGCCCAAGTAAAGAAATCTTTGTAAGAATCAAGTAAATTGACTAAAGTCTTTGTTTTACGTCTTTGCATACGCTTAATCCATGTTTCATCAAATAAATATGGGATAACGTCAATCTTCCAACTAAACTTAATCCTAGGTTCTCTAAGAAATCTTTGATATGTAATTTTCATAAAAACACCTACTTGAAAGAGGGGAGAGGGGGATTATTGGGTTTAAGAAATTGAACCCCGATTTATTTTCAGGCTTCTTGCAACATCCCCGGTGATCGGCGCGGCAGTAGCTGCGTTAAGGTTAATGCCCTGCTTACTATTTTTCTTAACGGATGGACGCTTTAGCGCTTCAAAGCGGTAAAGAGTGTTAAGAATTTGTCAATCGCTTTAGAACTCTAAATCACTAAAGTGTGTTAAGAAATTCACAGGTTAGCAGTTAAACTTAACTATTGCTAGTTATTTATATTTAATAGTAAATAGTTCTAACTAAAAAATTTGTATAAAAAATGCGCTGCCATTAGTGGCAACGCATATTCTATTTGGTCAGTGCTGATTTAATGCGGTGGCAATAACGCTTGCAAAGTCATCTTCGATATTTTTCCGGGCGGCGCGCTTGCCGGTTCTTGAATCATTGTACAAATTGACTTTTTTAGGGTAATTCCAACCGGTTTGAAATCTGTACCGTATCCAATTCTTAAATTTTGCAATGTGCTGAGCGGTTGTATTACTATAAAAGCCAAATACCCACAAAATGCCGGTTGTACGCTGAAAAGCTGCTACAATGGTTGTATAACTCTGTAAAATGATAAAATCGGAATTGTCAGGCGTAAAAATCCATGCTTTACATGAATAAAGTTGTTTGCACTGACCCTTTACGGCGCGATTGTATTCGCTTATAACGACATCTGCTAATTCCCTACGTGTATTGTAAATCATTTTTGAAACACCGCCTTTATAAAGTCATCAATAGATTCGTTGACGTTATTCAAATCATGTTCAATGATAGGACTTTCAAAACTAGAAAAGCCGGATGCAATAAAGCCGCTTTTGCAACAAAACATAGGCTTTAATACTGTAATATTGCAACTTGCATAGTCAGTATTGCGACGTTTTTTAGTATCGGTCAATTTTCTATTGATACTAAAATTGTTGCCGTCAAGTTTCAGTGTTACGAATTGCATTTTCATTTTCATTCACTCCATTCAATTTATTTTGGCTTTTATGCCATATGGAACCGGGCTTTAATGATAAACCCGGCGGAACGCTAAAATTTTACTGCTGAGACAGCGGGCGGTCGATGGGCACGGCGACTGCATTAAAGACCTCACGCGGAATACCCAAAGTATTTTCGTCTTTGGGCTGTACATCCAGGACTTGCCATTTAGTGCACGGCTCAGCGTTGTGCAAGGTTTTTTCAACCTTTTCAGCGTCAAGAACGCCGTCAAACTGTTTTACAATCTCGCCGGATTCCACGGAAAAATCATCGTTGAAACGTGCATATTTTACGCGGGCAACCGTGCCAGCCTTAACAGTACGGCTAACGCAAGCGGTGCTTTTGGGCTTGTCATCAATGGGGCGAGTAATAGTAATAGTTTCGGTGTTGTCGGAGTTGATAGTTTTTTCGATTTTCCAGTTAGTCATAATAAAATACCTCACTTTAATAATTATTGTAGCAATGGGCTTTTTGTTTTTCTTTCCCTTTGCTATGATACAAGTATAACATACCTATATGGGCAACACAAGTACTATTTGTTGCAAGTTTTTTAGTCGTTGCAACGTGCAAAATGTCATTATTGCATGTAGTTTTGTATCATGATAAATTGTACTAAATCGTTAAAGTACTATAAATGGGACTTAAAGATATATGTTGCAATTATATAGATAAATGTAACGTGTTAAATTTATAACAACCGCTTTAATGGTATAAAGTGATAAAGTGATAAGTTAGCAATAGCCGGCA